CATAAGCCAAACTTTATTGGCTATACTTATCGTGAAGAGATGGTAATGGATGCAGCTGAAAACTGCATTAAAGCTATTATGAATTATGATGTAGAAAAGGCAACACGAACAGGATTGCCAAATGCATTTGCATACTTCACACAGATATCATATTATGCTTTCCTTCGTCGAATCGCAAAGGAAAAGAAGCAGCAAGATATTAAAGAAAGATATATCGCATATGCAGGTGCTGATGCCTTTGCTGACTTTGATACTGAAATGCCAAATCCTGATTCGCATAATATCATTGATCGTATTCGTGATAAAAGTCAATCGATTAAAGATAAAGATAATACGATAAAAGAATTTAATAAAGAAACTAAAAAGAAAGCAAAGAATAAGTCACCGCGTGGCATTGAACTTTTCTTTTAGACCTATATTATGAGTAAAATCGCTGTCTTAAATGATACCCATTTTGGGGTAAAGAATGGATCGTCTATTTTTATGGACTATGCATCGAAGTTTTTCGATGATGTATTTTTTCCTTACTGTATTGAAAATAACATTAAGCAGATTCTGCATCTTGGTGATTTCTTTGATCATCGTAAGTATGTTAATTATAAGGTATTAGAGCATGCATACGATAGCTTTATTTCTAAGTTGTATGAATATGATATGACTATGGATATTATTCCTGGAAATCATGACGTTTATTGGAAAAATACTAACTCTCTTAACTCTCTTCAACAAATCTTAACACAGTATAAAGATCGAATCAATATCCATCTAGATCCGATCGATAAAGAGTTTGATGGGTTAAGTATTGGATTCCTACCATGGATGACACAGGATAATAACGATCAATGTATGGAGTTTATTGCTAAATCGAAGTCATCTATCCTTGTTTCGCATTTAGAGTTACAAGGTTTTGAAATGGGAAAAGGATTACCAGTTGCTTCACACGGTTTAAATGCAAGTCTGTTTTCTCGATATGAGATGGTATTATCTGGTCACTATCATACTAAGTCGACTCAAAAGAATATTCACTATCTTGGAACACAGATGGAATTGACATGGTCAGATGCTGGAGATCCAAAATACTTTCATACAATTGATACACAGACACGTGAACTAATACCTATACGAAATAAGCATTTACTTTTTCGTAGAATAAAATATAATGATACAGAAACTGAAACAATAACTAAAAATGATATTTATGGAACATACGTAAAAATCGTAGTTGTTTCGAAAAAAGACCTTTATGAATTTGATAAGTTCATTGATCGCATACAGTCGTATGAGCCATTTGAAGTTAAGATCGTCGAGACCTTTGATGAATATGCAGGAGAAAATATTGATGACGACGATGTATCTACGGTCGACACGCCTACACTTCTTAATACTTACGTCGATTCTATAGAAACTGATTTAGAAACTAATAAACTTAAAAGCATGCTTCAAGAATTATATGTCGAAGCACAACAGATGGAATCTATATAATGCTAATATTCGAATCTATATCATATAAGAATTTTCTCTCAACAGGAGACATTCCTACAGTTATACCTCTAAATACCGATTCAGCGACTCTTGTAGTAGGATCTAATGGTACTGGTAAATCTACAATGCTTGATGCAATATCATACGCATTATTTGGTAAGCCTCATCGTAACATTAATCGTCCGCAATTGATCAATAGTATCAATAACAAAAAGCTATTAGTTGAAGTGAAGTTTTCGATTGGGCCAAATTCGTATCGAGTTATTCGAGGCATGAAGCCAAATATCTTTGAGATCTATCATAATAATAAGCTTCTTAATCAAGAATCTCATAGTCGTGATTATCAAAAGATTCTTGAAACAAATATACTTAAACTAAACCATAAATCCTTTCATCAGGTTGTGGTGCTTGGTTCAAGTAACTTTATTCCGTTTATGCAATTGCCTTCTCATCAACGGAGAAATGTGATTGAGGACTTATTGGATATTGGAATCTTTACTAAGATGAACTCTCTTGTAAAGGATCGGTATTCAAAGATAAAGAGCGATATAGTTGACACTGATCAGCAGCTTAACATAATTAAAGAGCAGATTAGTCTTCAATCAAAGCATATCGAAGATCTAAAGAATATCGACATTCAACAATCGACCAAAGCGCTTAAACAAATTAAGTCGATGCAATCAGAAATTGATCTTCTTGAAAAACGAAATGCCGAGTTACAAACCAATTATGATGAAGTAGCGCCATCTCGCTTAAAGGAAAAGAATATAGCAATTGATAAACAATCTTCTCTTAATGAGTATAAGATTCAAATTAATACCAATATCAGAAAGGTTGTAAAAGAAGCAAAGTTCTTTGAAGACAATGATTGCTGTCCTACGTGTGATCAGCTAATTAGCAATGATGTAAAGAAGACTAAGAAGCAAGAAGCTCAAGAAAAGGCACAACAATTAAATGATGGTTTAAAGTTGTTAGAAGAAGAGATCAAAGTAGCAAATGATAAGTTTGAAGCCACTAACGAAGCTTATAACAAAATTCAAGATATTTTATCTGATGTTAGATCTAATCAAACCCTAATTGGTAATTTACATAAACAGATTACCGAGCTTCAAAAACAAAATAACACGACCGATAAATTAACAGATACATCAGAAGCAGAAGCTGATTTGGATAAGAGAAAGCTTCAATATGAGGAGACATTAGGTCATAAATCAGCGCAGTTAGAAACACGTTCATATTATGATGCGATTGGTGAGTTGCTTAAAGATACTGGAATCAAGACAAAAATTATTCGTCAATATCTTCCAGTAATGAATAAGCTTATCAATAAATATCTCAATATTTTAGACTTCTTTGTTAAGTTCGATCTAGACGAGTCATTCAATGAAACGATTAGATCGCGTCATAGAGATGTATTTAGCTACTCATCCTTTTCAGAAGGTGAAAAATCACGGATAGATTTGGCTTTACTCTTTGCATGGAGACAGATCGCCAAAATGAAGAACTCTGCTAATACCAATCTTCTCATCCTTGATGAAACGTTTGATTCATCTCTAGATGTAGATGGAGTAGATAACCTACTTAAGATTCTGTATAGCCTTAAAAAGGACACGAATGTCTTTATCATTTCTCATAAGAAGGATGTTCTTGATGGTAAATTCCCGAACAGAATAGAATTTGAAAAGGTTAATAACTTTAGCAGAATGAAGAAAGATGGAACAGCATAACAAAGATATATCGAATAACTTAATCGCGATTATCCGTTCTCGTTCTAAAGATGATCCTATGCAAATTGATGATGAACTATTTAAACACCACATTGTGAATGGTTTGTTTCCTGAGTATAAGAGAACATACGGAAAGGAACTAAAATATGGACCGTATGAGGAAATCATTAAACAGATAGAATCCAATATGTAATTTTGTGATTTTGTCACAGCGTTGTGCCAAAATGGCACAAGCCTTTAATAGTCAAAGAGATACATTGGTGTACACCATTAATATATATGGTATAATAATAATGTATGGCTAATAGAAAAAGGAGAAGCGATCGAAACTACGTACTTTATCGCGTTACAGGCGGAGATGAATTATACATTGGTTTGACTGTTGCCCGTGGAAGAGCCTTTAAAAAATCAGCTAAGCTTCGTTTAAAGCAGCATATCTCTCGTGCTAATAATGAGAATAAAGAATGGACAATGTGTAAGTTCCTTCGTGAAACAACTGAAACTGTCCGCTGTGAGGTTTTAGAGGTTGTAAGAGGTCGAAAGGCTGCATACATCCGCGAGCGCGAATTAATCGCTGAATTGTCTCCTACACTGAATGATTTTTAGCCACAATTTTTTAATTTTTCGACACTTTGATTTTAAAAGCGCATAACTTACTGACTATCAATAAAATAAAACCGGTGTACAAGTATCTGATCTGTGGTATAATAGATCTATAACAGTTAATTATGGAAAAAATTCTCGATCTCCAAAATCAATCTTCTCTGGCTAAGCTTTTAGCTACTGAGAACATTACAGTAACACACAGCAAATCATTATCAACCGCATACTTTGATGTTAAGAATCGTGTGCTTGGTCTTCCAGTTTGGAAGGATCACGGTAAGCTTGTTTATGATATGCTTGTTGGCCACGAAGTTTCTCATGCGTTATATACACCGCATGAAGAGTTCTCTCAGTTTATTGAATCTGAAGGTCGTGCTCACTTTGATATCTTGAACATTGTTGAAGATATTCGCATTGAGCGATTGATCAAAAAGAAGTATGCTGGTATGCCTCGCATTTTCAATGGTGCATATAAAGAGCTTGTAAAGGCCGACTTCTTCAATATCGTAGACAAAAATCTGAGTGAACTGAATTTCCTTGATCGTCTTAACCTTCATGCTAAAGTCGGTCCTTATGCAAATATTCCTCTTTCTGATGAAGAGCTCAATATTTACAATAAGTGCATGGCTGCAGAAACCTTTGAAGATGTTATTGCTCTCTATCATGAGATAAAGGAGTATGCTGACAATGAAGCTAAAGAGAAAGAAGAGGCTGAGACTAACGAATCTAATGATGACACCAATGATGAAGAAGAAAATTCACAGTCTGAAAGTGATGACTCTTCAATGAACTCTGACGAAGTGAATGACGATGGTGAAGAATCATTCTCTAATACAACTGAAGATACTGAAGAAGAATCTAAAGAGACATCCGAAGGTATTGAATCTGAAGATGACGAATCAGATAAGGATGAAGATGACAATAGCGATATTGCACCAGCTACAGGAGCACATGATGAAGTTGAGCATGTATCTGAAACACTTAGAGCATTTGATGAAAATGCAATTGATGACGATCTTGATACAAAAACAGCTATCGCATTATGGCCTACAAAGAAAACCATAGAAAACCACATTGTACCATATAAGACTGTTTTAAGTAAGCGTCCAGACATTGTTAAGGTTCAGCAACGCGATTATTATAACAATATTGAAAATGCCGATATCGTTGCACGCTCTGAGGCTAAGTATGCTGAAATGAAGAAGAACATCAATAAAAAGGTTGCTGTTCTAGTCCGTGAGTTTGAACGTCGTAAGGCAGCATATCAATACTCGCGAGCTCAAGAATCTCGCCGCGGATCATTAGATGTTAATAGTCTTCATAAGTATAAGTACGATGATCAAATCTTTCAAACCACAATGCGGTTAGCTGACTCTAAGAGTCACGGAATGATCTTCTTTATTGACTATTCAGGCTCTATGTCTGGAGTGATTAAAGACGTATTAGAACACACACTCAATCTAATTCACTTCTGTAAGAAGGTTGGCATTCCATTTGAAGTGTACTCTTTCACTAGCAATTGGCTCAACAATACTAAAGACTTATCTGATGAGCAAACTAATTATGAGTTTAATATGAGTAATCTCATAATCGCTCAGCTGTTTTCAAGCGATATGTCAAAGGCGGAATATGAAAAAGCCTTTAAGCAAGTAAGCTATCAAATCATGGGTGATGAATATTCTCGAGAATACGCATCACCATATGAATCACTTGGAGGAACACCACTTGATGCAACACTGATTGCAGCGAACCACATTGTTAATAAGTTCAACAAAAAGCATGTAGTTCAAAAGACAAACGTTGTTGTTTTGAGTGACGGTGATTCTCAAAAATGTTTACCTCAATCTACACATTTTCGGTGCCGAGAAGTTGTAACAAACGTAGGAGGAAAGCAGTTCACTATTCCTTGCCGTAGTATGACAACTACATTCGTCGAGATTCTTAAAAAGACAACAAACGCAACTACTATCGGATGGTTCCTTCCAACTAGTCGATCAGCGGCTAAAGGTCAAATGCGTCGTATGAACCAATACGGCGATGTACTATGGAAAAAGTACTTAAAGGATGGTTTTTATCATGCTGCAGCACTTGGTTATGATTCATATTTTCTCCTTAACTCAAACATTGAAATTGATGATAGTGAATTTGAGTTTAATGATACAGATGATGTTGCGAATAGTCGCGTAGCACAAAATAAGCTCGCTCGTCAATATGCTAAGCATAACGTTAAGACTCGTCAAAGTCGAATCATCTTAACTAAGTTCGCTGAAATCATTGCATAATTTTTTAAAAAAAGAATAAGCTTTTAACCAAAATGCATAAACCGTTGTTATCCAACTTAATATATATGTGTACAGCCCATGGCCAATTGGTATAATATTAGTATAACAGTTAATTAGTATAGATTATGAAAATAGAACAACTCACTGAAAAGTTAAAGTCACTTGGCAAGTCAACCTTCCGCAATAAGGAAATTCTTGCTATTGCCGCTGAATGCGGAATTGAGCATAACGATGCATATCGCGTTATTCGAGGTATGAATAAAGTATCACGCGGTGTATATTCGTTTGATTCGGCCCCATCACCGACTCCTGCTACTACACCAGCACCTGCAACGTCGATCGCAAATCACGTTGAACTTCGCGGTGTTGCTTCTGTTTCTAATGATGAGGTATATGTACCTACTGTTGATCCAACCTACATTAAGTGGGGAGAGTATAACACAGTGATGAAAATCATTAAGTCAAATTTGTTTTTCCCTACTTATGTATCAGGTCTATCAGGTAATGGTAAGACTATGATGATTGAACAAGCATGTGCGAAAGCAAATCGTGAATATATTCGAGTTCAGATTTCGCCTGAAACAGATGAAGATGATTTGATTGGCGGTTTCCGATTGATCAATGGTGAAACGGTTTTCCAAAAAGGTCCGATCATTAAGGCTATGGAACGTGGTTGCATATTACTTATTGACGAAATTGACCGTGCTACAAACAAAATCATGTGTCTGCAAGGAGTGCTTGAGGGTAATCCTGTTCTCCTTAAGAAGACTGGTCAAGTTGTGACTCCAGCAAATGGCTTTAACGTTATTGCTACTGCTAATACAAAGGGCCGTGGATCAGATGATGGTCGCTTCACCGCGGCATCTATCATTGACGATGCCTTCCTTGAACGGTTCGTTTGTACTATTGATCAGGAGTTCCCATCTGCTACAATTGAAAAGAAGATTGTTATGGCTCATATGAGTAAGTTCGGCCTTGAAGATGAGGAGTTTGCTAATAAGCTTATCGCATGGTCAAATGTTATTCGTAAGACATTCGAAGCTGATGGTGTTGATGAAGTTGTTTCAACTCGCCGTTTATGCCACATCGTTAAGTCGCACTCTATCTTTAACGATCGGATGAAGTCAATTCAAATGTGTATTAATCGCTTTGATGACGAAACACGTATCGCATTCCTTGACCTTTATACTAAGATTGATGAATCTCAGCTTGATGAAGATGGTAATACCATTGAGTCTAATGAAGATACTATGGAAGCATGCATCAATAATGCAGAAGAACGACCATTCTAAATACTTTGCGATGGAGATCGTAATTCATAACT